CATTAGGTTTATCATCTGCCGCCTGTTTGGGCGGTTCTGCGGCCTCTACCAGCGCATGACCGATAGCGTTGCCCCGTCCGGCCAATTCAGACACGCGCTTATCATCTGGCACAAAACCAGCGCGGGGGTAAATATCCCCCGGCTGGTAGATGTGCAGATTGTCCGCGCGGTCGGCAAAGGCCTCAATCACGCGGAACATGGCCTTACGCCGCCGCCGTCACGGTGCGGGTATAGTAGGTCTTGCCGCTGACAACGGTGGTGTCAGTGGTGCGGAAGTAGTTATTGCTGCTGTCCTTCTCATAATACATCTTCTGGGCGGGGTTGCCGGTAGGAGAAGAAACAGCGGAGAAGGATTCGGTGCCGATGTCGATAGCGGCGATGCCGTCCAGATACTCGGCCCACAGAGCCATGCCCATCAGAGCATAGGATTCGCCCACAGCGGTGCTGTAGTTGCCCTGCGCATGGAAACCAATCAGGTTGGTCTCGCCCTGCACAGTGTACTGCAGGCCCAGCTTAGCAAATTCGCTGTCGCCGGGGTCGATGTAATACAGGTCGATGTTCTCAACCGGGGTCGCCAGCACCTTGCCACGCGCGATCTGCGCAGCGGGCAGCAGGAACAGCGTGGAGTAACCCATGAAATCCTTGACGTAGTTGATGCCGAACTGGGTCTGCACGGTAATGTCAGCCGCGCCCAGATAGGCATACGCATCGAGGATGTTGGCAAAGCCCACGACCTCGGTAACGTCCTTCTGCATGGCGGCAAACTTGTTCAGCACTTCGCCCTGCGCCTTCGCCAGCGCAGCCTGCCACGTAGAAGCAACGCCGGTCAGACTGCCGGTATTCAGGAAGGTGTAGAACTTGCCCATGACCACGTTCTGCAGCTTGGTCAGGAACGCATCGTCGGACTTCTCCACAGCGATTTCAGCGCCGTACTTGTTAACGTCCTCGATAGGCACGGCCTTGGCGTACTTCTCGATGGACAGGTCGCCCTTGGCAGCCTGTTCGATGGTGGTCTTGGAATACGGGATAACCTCGCCGGGGCCGACGTCGCCGTCCTCCAACGCAATGCTGGCGGTGTAGGAGATCAGCTGGGAACCGGGAGCCTTGCGAATAGGCCGCATGACGCCCAGGATATTGCGCAGCGCCTCCCAATTGTCATTAAAGCGGGTAACGAAATCAACCTCACGCGCCGTGATGCTGGTGAACACATTCGGCAGAGAATCGCGGGGGTTGGACAGGGTTTCAACATTAGTCGCAGCCATGATTTTATCATTCCTTTCTCATAAGTTCGGGATGCTCCACCAGCGCCTTTTGACGCTCGGCGGTGGACATCTTGTAGCGGCCCTTTTCGTCCTTGGCGTAAATGTCAGCCTTGGTCAAGGTACCGCCATCGTTCTTGGGCGGGTTATCAACGTGCGCTCCGCGCGTCTGCGTGGTAGCGACATAATCGCCCCAATCGGCCTTGATGCTTTCGCGCTGCTTGCCCTCATCCTTGATCTTGTCGCCGTCAAGTTCAATCGCGCTGAAATCGGTCAGCTTGATAATCTTGTCGTGCAGCTTTTCCGGGATGTTTTCAGCGGACAGCAGTTTGCGATATGCAGCCTGTTTAGCCGCCAACGTTTCCTTGCCAGCGACTTCGGCCTTGAAGTCCTTGAAAGCCTTTTCAAGCTGGTCATGCTCGGCTTTCCAGTCCTTCCCGTTTTTGAGGTCGTTCAATTCCTTCTGAACGTCCTTCAGCTTTGCGGCATCGGCTTTATACGTTTCAATCTGGGTTTTCAGGCCGTCCAGCGTTTCGGTATGCGCATCAATAACGCTGTCGATCTGTTCCTCTGTCAAGCCCATGCCTTTTAACAGTTTGCGAGTAAGTGCCATGACAACTTCTCTCCTTTTCTTCGGTGCCGGTTCTTCGGCATTTGAGATTTTCGCCCATCGTTACCTTGACGGGCATATAAAAACAGCGCCTTTTACAGCGCTGGTTTTACCCTTTTTTCAGTTCAGCTTCGGCAATAGCTTTGTATTCCTGCACGTGATCTTCAATCGCCGGGCGCAGGAACGGGCGCGGCTTTTGTGGCAAGCCGACGCGCCATTCGCCCGTCAACTTATCTTTGTAATACCACTTATCAAGCCCGCGCCCGCGCTTTGCGTTGTTCTCTATCCATTCAGGCGGCGGGGAGTATTCCTTGCCCGTTCCCAATTCGATATACGGCGCATATTCAATATTACTGCCGACGATCATTGTGCCTCCATCGGCTTTGTGCGTTATGCTGTTACGCAACGCGCCCGTGTCAACAGGTGCAAGCCCCTTCGCATAGCTTTCAGCCTTGCCGCCGATGATCTCCAATGCGCGGGCAGAAGCGCGACTGAGCGCCGCAAGCACTTCGGCGGTGTTGTCTGTCATTTCAGTATTTGCCATCTAATCACCATCATAATCAGGATAAACATAAACGAGCGTACACCGACAGTTCCATACTTCCGAAGGGTCTGCGTCGGGGTCGCCGGGGAACATAATCTCATTGCCAGCAGACGTGATAAACGGTTCGTCTACGTCTACCACTTGCCCATCAAGATCGGCATGCGTGTCGCGCGTGCGGTTATCAAGGGTTGCTATCCATTGCTTTTGTACTCGTATGCCGAGTTCCTCTGCTTGGTGCAAGCCATCTATGCGTCCGGCGTTCTGCGCACCAGTAAAACCCGTGCGCGCGTTGCGCAGCATAGCCGACAATTCGCTTTCTCCCGTTTCACGGCCAATGCGCAGCGCAATATCCGCAATACTCTCGCCCTGAATAATGCCTTGCGTGACGGCATTGTTCATGCGCTGGTTATACCAGCGATATGCCTTGTCTTTGCCTATCCTGCGCGGCGGCAATATGTCGGGGTTATCCTTTACAAGCCGTTGAACGGTATTCGCGTCGTAAAGGTGGAAGCTGGCATTTGCGCCGATGTCTTTGGTGATCTGCTTGCAAGTGTAATTCGCATTAGCGGCGAACACGTTAAACCGCGCTTTGTTCGTCATTTGGAGCGCCGTTTGATCTGCGTTATACAGCGTATCGGCCATCTGCTTTTTGCGCGCTTCCCACTGCTTGCCTTGGAATACCTGTCCGCGCAGCCATGCGGCATAATCGGCCTTGCTCATGTCACCCGCTTCAACCATCTGGCGATACTTTGCGTCACGTTCTTTATGCGCAGCAAGGAAATCTTGGCCCTTTTTAACGACTTCCTTATAGGCTCGCTTGTATTCCTTCGTTATCTTGCGCTTTAGGGCGGCGTATTCGCGCTCTGTTGCGCGTTCGCCCCTGTCAGGCATAAGTTATACCTCCTGTTCGGTAACGCGCTCATTTGGGCTGTTCTGCGCGTCTGACGGCGTTTCATCTTCTTCATCGTCAAAGCGCGTCTGTTCCTCGCCGTCACGGCGTGCCATGATACCCTCGATCATGTCAGGCGTGATATTCGGCAAAAGCTGCAGCACGGTCATATCGTCAAGGTAATTGGCTTCCATCATGACCATCTGCACCTGTTCAAGCTGGTTGCTGATGCGGTTGCGTTTGAACGTCGGCATATCGTCAATGCCCATCAGCGCAAGCACCTGACGAATGAATTCAATGCAGCGGTATTCGAAATCGTCCGCTTCTTCGTCCATCGACTGATAAGCCGCCTGTATCTGCGTTGCCGTAACGTTGCCAGCCGCAATGTCTTCAACTTTGAACGCGCCGAAATCGCGGTAAATAGCGCGCTCAATGCGCGACAGATAGGCGTCGCGCGCGTTATACGGGATCTCCTGCGTGTACGGCGTCACGCTGCTATTGCTCAAATCCGCAAGCGCGACATGCTGATACAGCAGGCGTTCGCGGAACTGCTTTATATCTTCCTCCGTCATGCCATTGGCGTTGCCGATCATCCAGTAAATCTGTGCGCAGTCCGTCAGGTCATTCGCAAAGCCCGACTGAATCAAATCATAGCTGTCAATAGCGGATTGCATGCCGACCAACGCGCTTTGTTTGTTTTTGCCGTACATCGGCACAATCGGCAGCCCCGCGCTATAGTTTTCCTCGCCCACAATATCGTCGCCAAGCGCGGCGGTCGTTTGCACGATCTGCATGTATTTGTGCTTCGACTCAAACTCAATCAGGTCAAGCCCTTTACTGTTTGCGCGCGTACGATAAACAGTAAATCCGTCTTCCTCATACAGCACAGCGGTAACCGGCTTGTTATTCCAATCCAGCGACCAGAAACGAATACCCGCGCGCAGCGTGCCGTCGTATTCGTCCAGCAGCGGCACAAACTCAATCAGCTTGAACAGGTGCAGCGTGTACCCTTCCGCGCTGTCATAGTTCAGCAGCGCATAACTGCTGCCGCTTTTCTCGGCTTCATAAGCGATCTTATAAAGCACCGTATCAAAATCGTCGCCCAGCTTTTCTTTGGTCGTGTCAATCGTTACCTTTGTACCGTCCGGGTTCACGTCTTCGCGCTGGTTATCAGTAAACGTCACGCCGTTACCGAGCGAATAGGTCACGCGCTGCGTCAACAGCCGATGCAGGAAGTTCGACGCAATACGGTTATTGCTTGCGGTCGGGTCAGCGATCGCAACGCCCATAGCGTTATAAATCTTGCGGATAGCATTATTGATTGTGACATTACGCTGCAGGTCGTATTCCTCTGCCGCCTGTGCGATCTTGAATGCGTCGCTGCTTTTATGCTCGTTAATCGCCTTGATGATAAACTCAATACGATTCGTCGCAGCCGTGAAGTCCTGAAATGTGAGCATGCCCGTTCACTCCTATAGCCCAAGCCGCGAAATATACGGCCTTTGTATTTTATCGCCCGGACGCCGCCAGATGTGTTCCGTCGCATAGCGCACCGCGTCTATGTGATGGTTATTTGCGTCGGGATACCCGCTGATGATTTCGCCATCCTTCGTATGCTCATACTCATACTGGCTAAATTCCTCATACGTATCAGGACAGCGCTTCGGGTCAATCACAATCGCGCGCAGCGATTGCATCCACTTCATGGAATAATCAACGCTGCCCGGTCCTTTTTCGGCACCGATGCAGCGCAATCCAAGTTTATTGTAATCGTCTACGCTTTTAGGCTCCGCGCTATCAGCCGTTATCCTGTCATTGCGCGTTAAGCCGTGTTCCCGCAGTATTTCAGCCGTTTCAGTATTGCCCTTTTTCCATTCCGTCAGTTCGTCGAAGATGTACAGCGTCTGAC